ACTTTTTTTAATTAATATTTTTAAATATCAAATCCTTCTCAATAAAATAGGGTACTATCTACAATACTACTTTATCTTTTCCTAACAATATATAATCTGGTGCTACTCTTTCATGTTATACACCGTTTTGTAACATACCTTTTATACCAGTAACATCTTCCTTAATTTCCTCTACATCTGTTTTCATTATACCCATTTGAACAAGTATATTTTTGTTTATTTCTTGTTGTTGTGTAGATAATTCTATAAAATTTTCTACAGTTTTTTTATACATGTCTCTATCTTCTTTTTTCTCCTGCATAGTATTTTTAAATAATAGAGCACATAGTATACCTATTGCCCCTAGACTACTCAATTCGGTTATTAATTTATCCATTATAGCCTCCTATTGTCTAAATTTTTTATACTTATAGCTTTAATTTTTGTTATATTCTTACATCATGCAATATTATATTTTCAGGATTATCAATTTAATCTTCTGTACTTTAAATTGTAGGTGCAATTTATAGATTGAATAAATAATAAATATATATACAATTTCTAATATAACAAAAAATAAGTACAAGGCTTACTTATTAAAGTTAAGACCTTGTACTTTACATAAAAAAAATAACTAATACATAGTTATTCTAAATTTACTATTCAACTGGTATTTCTAATTCTTTGCATCTAATTCTAACTTGCTCTCTAATTACTGCTGGTACTTCTTCTATTGTTTTTTTGCCTCTTAAAATTAAAGCTACATATACTTCTACCATTCCACTCTCACCTCCAGATTTTCTTACACTAAAAGAGCTTATATTACTTGCTTCATTGACAGAACTTTGATTTAACAACATCTCATATATTTCTGCATTTGCTATAAAATTATTTGTTATATCATCATCTTGCTTTACTTGACCTATACTTATGTCTGAAATGTCTTTATACTGCATTTCTACTTTTCTACCTTGTTTGATTTGTTCTATTTTATTTTTATCGAATTTAAACAATTTTCACACCTCCATTTTAAGCTTGTGGCTCGTTGCTTTCAGCATCATATCTAAAAATCATAGATGGACGTTTTATAGCTGTCCATTTATCTCCTTTTTCTACTATGATTTTAGGCTGAGCACTTTTTATGTTGGCTTCTTCTAATTCATAGATTTCTTGGTAACTTGAGTCTGATTTTTTGATTTCAACTAGTTTCATGTCTTTGAATAAGTCAGATTTATTTATTTTTACTTGAACTTTAGTTTTATTTATTAATTGATATATAGGATTGTTTTCCATCATGTCATCCTTTAATCCCTCATTTAATGTTACTATTAAATCAGTGTTATTTTCAGTAATGTTTATGATTGAATATACTTTATTGTTTATCATTAAAATAGAATCCTTTTTTACTTTAAGCCCTGTTTCTGATTTAAATATAAACATACTTGAATATAAATCGCCTGTAGGACTACTGGCTTTAATCAGTATCTTATTTTCTCCTAATACTATTTTATTTTGTGGTATCTCAAATATAATGCTATTTATTTCCAAATTAGTCTTAGTAGATATTAATTCATCATTTATAAACATTTCAAGTTTTTCTATAACATTATTAGGGTCTTGTACTACAACTCTCACTTGAGATATTGATTTTTCAACTATTTCTATAGATGCTTTACTTGTATCTACTTTTGTTATCATGTATATTGTATCATCTGAAAGCTCTATATCTAAAATATCATTTAGATGTTCAGGAATTGGTATTTTAGTAAATTCATATAAATCAGTAATTGATATAGATATTTTATACATAGATTTATTTTTACCAGTTATCCATAGACTATTATCATTTTTAATTACTAGTATGTGGTCATCATTATGTGACTTAATTTCTTTAACATTAGTTAATACTTTAGTAAAAGTTCTTATTATCTTATCTTTTTCACTTTCTCCTAGTCCAAATAATCCATTTGTATTGTACCCTTGAGCGTACAACTCTCCCTCATTAGTTAAAACAAGTGTCATTGAGTTATATATACTTATATCTTTAACAGAAGGTAATCCAGTAACCTTTTGTAACTCTCTTACATCATTATTGTGGCCAACTCCCAATTGGTACTCAGTATTCTTTCCATATGACCATAGAGTATTATCTGTCTTAATAATATAGGAGTAGTTATCTCCACAAGCAACTTTTTTGACATCTGATATATTTACTTCAGTAAGAGTTAATAATTCTATATCTTCAAGGGTTTGATTAATTTCTTTATATGAATTACTTCCTATTCCATATAACTTGCCATCCTTAGCAACAGCCAATGAATGTGTTTTTGATATATCAATATCAGATACCTCAAATGGCAATATTATTGAAGTATACTTAAAATTATCTTTAAATATGTTTTTATAATTTATATACTTATTATTTGTTTTTATATACTTATCATTAAACATTACTAGCTTTTCATTTTTCTTATTAAAAACTATTTTATCTGATGTGTTATCTGTTTTAAAATATGAATGTAGGGAACCTTCAAGAGCTTCATTTTTATCATTATCATATCTATGGTGAATACCTAAATGATTATATCTATTATCTCCTGTTGAAGAATAAAATTTTCCATATATATCTTTAATAAATATAGTATTGTAACTAGAAAATACAGTATCAACATCTTTCTTTATAGATACTTTATAATATGGAACTGACATATCCCTATAAGATTCATCAGATATACCATAAGTATCTCTACCTGATGATATCAAATTGTTATTATTATCTATATAAAGTGTATTATTAGCTGTTACAAAAACATCTTTAACATCTTCCACACTATTTGTATTATTATTATTTGCTATACTTCCATATCCACTAAGACCTCCAACAAATAGTTTATTGTCATTTGTTAAAATGGCTGAAGTATATCCATTAACTACTATTTTTTTTGCATTTATAATATTATTAATTACTCGTATACCCTTTATATCATTAGTTTCTGTTGAAAAGAATACCCTCTCTTTTTTCCCTGTAGTATAAATAACATTGTCATTTGTTATAAAAAATGTAGCTTCACTTCCTGCTGTTACAACAGATTTTACATTCTCAATATTTATTTTTGTAAATGTACTTATACTTCCTTCAGTAAACCCAAAATATCCATTTACAAATCCACATACATAACATGTATTATCATTTTTAACAATTATTGATACATCATTACATATATACACATCTCTAACTCCATTTATAGGTATACGTGTAAATATATTCCTACTTGTAGTATCACCCAATCCTAACTGTCCTTTTCCATTATTACCTGCTCCATATAAAAGACCATCATTAGTTAATAATAGAGATGTGTTTCCATATACAGCTACATATTTTACATTTTCAACATTTATTTTAGTAAATACATTTCTATTTACATTATCTCCTATTCCTAACTGACCAGAATTATTTAAACCAACAGCATAACAGGTATTATCATTTTTTATCGCAAATACATGTTTACTATTGTCAGTAAATCTATTTACATTTATAGATTTTATATTATCAATATTTATTTTAGTAAATACCTTTCTATTTATCTCATCTCCCACTCCTAATTGACCTACATCATTTAAACCAACACTGTAAAGCATATTATTATTAGTTAATAAATATGTAGACTTCGAATGGCTATATATTTCTTGTATATTAGAAGATATTTCACTACTGCTATTCTTTTTATTGTAATTTATCTTATTATTTAAATTTAAACTACTATTAACTGATATACCATGCGTACCCTTAGAGTTATATCCACATATAAATAAGCTCTTATCAGTTAATATTGCAAATCTAGTTTTATCTCTACTTAAATCATAAGGAGGTATAAATATATTTTTTATATTTTTCATTACCTTTTTATAATTAGTGGCATTATATCCATCTTGTGTATCTGAAACATCTAGTTCTTTTGCACTTTCAGATATATTCCCAAAACCATATAACGTGTTAGAAGATAAATACAATAGAGCTTTATATAAAAATATGGCTTTATCAGAGGTAATAGGACCTGAATTTATATTAGATGCTGCAATATTATTAGATGATTGATTGTTAAGATAATTCCTTCCATATTGATGTATATAAGATGAACCTCCAGAAATAAGTAAATTATCTGGATTTACATTTTTTAAATTACTTGTTGATTCTCCATAATACAAATAGGCAAAATTTGTAGAATATGATGATTGTGTACACCTTGTGGGATAATAGTTATATATGTAATTACTAATATATCCAGCATGTGTAATTCCTTGTTGTTGAACTCTATAAGTAGAATCACTTGGCTTTGTCCATAAAGTACCATGGTATCCAGTTAAAAAAGAACCATAATTTGTACATAATATAGCCATATATTCATATATAATAATATTATTAATTTTAGTAATATCATTTGTACAAGAATTTGTACTATAACTTGCTCCTGAAGGATTTACATAAAACCAGTTATTTATTAATGTTAAATTTATATTGACTCCATCATTAGGATTAACACCCAATAAATAGTTTGTATTTATACCAGTTGCATATACCTTTTTTTCGTCAGCCACAATAAATGTTGCATTATATGAACTATATGCATCTGTTACATTGCTAACACCAATCTCAGTATATTGACTTGCTGATTTATTACTAAGTCCATTAACATAACTTGAACTCTTTCCAGAAGTATATATTTGCTTATTATTAGTTACAATTAATGAAAACCAGTTTGATAAATCAGTATTTATAACAACTTTTTTTACATTATCTATAGATATTTTCTTAAATATATCTGAATTAGAAGGAAGAACACCTGCTATTGAGTTACTATTTGGCCCAGAATAATAACAAGTGTCATCATTTTTAATGTAGAATATTCCTCCAGAAATATTTTTTGATGCTACTATAGACTTTACATTAGAGATACTTAATTTTGTCAACTCATTTAATTGACTTGGTAAGTCAGAACCCATTCCTTTGTATCTATTATTTCCTAGACCATATACATCTCCATTCCCTAAAATAACCAGAGTACAATAAGGACTAAAAACGACATCTCTTACAGAATGTATATCTAGTGGAAGTTCAATATCCTTTATTTCCATTTCTTCTTTTAATAAAGTTAATTTATCCTCAGATTTAATTAAATTTATATAATTACTATAACTATATTTTTCACTATCCATTTTCTTAAATTCTACAATGTGCATATCATCAAAAAACGAACCTAATTGTCCATAAGTATTATCTCCTGTACAATATGAATCATTATTTGAATCAATTAGTATGCTATGTGATAAACCAATGAAAATATTCTTAGCTACAATATTTTTTAAATCTATAAATGAATTATCTATATTCTCAGAGTAATTTGCTATACCTAACTGATATATATCATTATTTCCAGCAACCTTCAAAATACCTTTATTATCTATAAGCATAGTATTACCATTACCACATGCAATAGTTTTTATATTTACTTCTTCTATCTTAGTAAATAGTGATGATTGAAGTGCATTTCCAAAACATTTTTCCTTTCCACAACCATATATATCATTATTATACGTCATTAACACAGTGTGTTCAGAACCACAAGCTATAGTCTTAACATCATTAATAGAAACTAAGCTAAATAAATCTCTATTATTCTTATCTCCTAAACCTAGTTGACCTTGATTATTAAAACCAGTAGAATAACATTTATTGTCATTCTTTATTATAAAAGCTGATTTATTATATGAGAATACAGCCTTTACATTATCAACATCTACTTTTATAAATGTATTTACATTTGCAGATGCTCCATTAGTTCCTAGACCTAATTGACCATACAAATTATTTCCAGCAACATATAAAGTTCCATCATTGTATAAAAGATATGTTGATTGAAGTCCACATGCAATATCCTTTACGCCTTTTATTTCTGGAACCTTCTCAAATGTGGAAACTGTTTTTCCTACTTTTTCTAATCCCAATCCCATTTGACCATCTGTATTTATACCTGCGACAAGTAATTCTCCATCTGAAGTAAGTATAACTGCATGAGATTCTCCACATGCAACTTTTTTAATATTAGTAGATATATTTGGTATTTTCGTAAATAATTTTCTTGTTGTATTGTCTTCTCCCAATCCAAGTTGAAAGTTACTATTATCTCCACATCCATACAAGATATTATTATTTTTTAGACCAAATGTATAGTTACAACATCCAGTAAAAAAATTAATAAAGTCATAATTATCATACCCTTCATCAAATTCATCAACTACCATATTTTTATCGCCAAAGAAATTACCTCTTTGAAGTAGTTTAGTTCTTTTCATTATAAAAACCTCCTAATTATCTTATTTCATACGAATATTTATTTAAAGTTATATCTGTCTGGCCAATTGAATATGCCCTATTAGATTTTGTTTCAACAAAGTTATTATCCATTTCATGTATATATCTAACTCTATTTGCATTAAATGGTAGAACCACATTCTTAAATGTAACACTACCAAGTTCTCCAGTTATACACTTTCTATTTAAATCTAACTTAAGGCCTTCTATAGCTATTATGTTTTTAGCATTAGTTAAGGTATCATACCAATATCCAGCTTCATCTACATCTATTTCTGACTCTAATTCTAAGTATATTAAAATATCTAATACTTTTTCAGATAATTTATTGTAACTATTTTTTAATACAGATAGTTCAGTTTGTATTTGACCTCCTATTACATCATCAATAGATATATTTTTAATTTTTTCTACTACCTCATTTATAGCTCCTGATAAGTTTTTAGCTTCTGTAGATAAGAGTTCTTCTCCAATTTTTACTTTTATTTCTTTTATATTTTTATCAACCTTATCATCTAAATCTTGAATATCCTTTTGAGTTACAAAAACCAACGTCGGGTCTACTTCTAATGTAACATTTGAAGTATTGGACAATTGTAAAATCATTTTTACAACCAAATCTTTAATACTGCCATCTTCAGCACGTGGCTTATACGTCTCTGGATACTTACCTATAGCTATTATATTATTCTCATTATCCAGAACAGCAGCTTCTCTTATCATAAATCCACCAACTGTTCCTGGTAAAATAGTCTCTATAACTATCCAATTAGGATTTTTTTCATCAATTCTTAGAGAATTTATATTTCCTTCCCAAACTACATTCTTTAAAGCAGTTTGTTCCTCTGTTGGCTCATAATATTCTCCATTACTATCTCCAACTTGAAACTTGGTTAATCCAACAAGCTCTCCTAGTGCAGTTGCATTTGCTATTTTTTCTCTACCAATTTTGGTTAATATTATATAAAATTTTTCTTCCAATTATACCACCTCCGATTTAGGATAAACTACTACATTTTCTACGCCTGTATCATTTGCAATAGCTATATTAATCTTACAATTATTTTCAATGCATTTAATGCTTAAAGGATAAACCTTTATTTCTTCTCTACTTAACATTCCAGCTCCACAGTTTACAACAGCGCTACATTTTATAATTGGTTCAAAGTATGGATGAACTTTTACTTCTTCACTACATACCATACCTCCACCACAATAGACCATACTTTTATCTAGTATTATTGGTTCTAAATAGTGTAATAAGTGAGCAGGTTTTACTCTTTCAATCATATCGCTACAATCTAAAAGAGTTTTATAGTCACAATTATTTGCTATAAAACTCAATACGAATGTAAATTCATCACTATAAACTTTTATATCTGTTTCTGATTTTGTATATGCCTCACATATACTTTTTATAACTTCAATAGTACTAGTACCTCTGCTTCTCATTTTAGCTTTTATATTGCTACGTCTTGTGTCAAAATCAAGTTCTTTTTTTTCAATGCAGAGTATGTCTTCCCACATATCTAATCCCCATGTTGCAGTGTCAACAAATAATTGGTTAAAGGTATCATCAATATCTTCTTTAAGAATATTTAATTCTGTATCGTATGCACCTTGTATCTCCTCTACAATGTAATTTCTATCAAATGATGGTAGTTTATCAATTAGCTTCATTGATTTTCCACCTCACTAAAATTAACAGTTGTTACACTAGGTATTTTATCTTCATTAATAGTTATATTATCTGTACTTCCATTTATAAGTAGGTTACTTAAATCGTGTACACCAGTAGTATTTATAAGTATTCCCATTACTTTTGTATAGATTATCTCTCCTCTAATATCTCTAAAGTATGTATTTATACTTTCTAGGAAAGATTCTTTTACATTGTCTAATGTATATCCATCTTCTAATTTCATTACTGCACTTATATTTATTTCTATTGGTAATGGTGTCACAACTGTTATAGTTGGTCCAATAGGCTTCTCTTCATCTATATGTTGCTGACACCTTTCAATTGTTTCTGTATCAACAGCTTGATTATTTTTCCCAAATATCAAGACCTTAACTGTTCCCGGACCATCCCATCTTGGATAAACCTTAACATTATAGACTCCATCTACTTCCAAAGCCCATTCTTCATAGTGAGCTTTATTTCCACTTGTAGCTTGATTTCTTTGGATTTTATAAAATCTTTCTTTTAGTTCTTCATCTGTCTCTATATCTGTACCACCTTCAAAACTTCTTGTGTTAGTAATCTTTGTTACTCCAGATATATTATCAACTAGTTTAAATTCACAATTTGTAGGTAAATTATATTTCTTACCAACTTCCAGAGCTTGAACTGGGCTATTGTCACCTTCTTCACTACCAATAGTTACATCTTTTATTACTACAAATAGTAAATCTCTATATGATATTATTGTGCCATTATTTATTACAGTTCCTTTCTCTCCAATAAATTCAACTTCTCCATTTGACTCTGTACCTAACTTTCTATATACACCAAATTCATTGACTCTTTTATCGAGAAACTGGTTATATGTGTCTTGTATAAAAGCCATTTTATGTATCTTTGAAAGTTCTAGATATATCTTTGAAAGTTCTAGATTATTTCCAGATACCATGTTGTTTAGAAAAGAACCTTCTCCTTTATAAATATCAAGATTAATATTTTCAAGAGTTCTATTTTTTATTACTTCATATGTCTGGTCACTATACATTTATTTCCACCTCCCCATAGATAGTGGATACTTTTACATTTGCACTCAATACGTCTCTGTTAAAGTTAGCACTTTTTACGTTTACTTCTAATATATATGGATTTATTAGAAGGGCCTCTTTTATGAATCTACTAGCTTCACTTTCTGTAAGACCTTTTGTATATTTTTGTCCTATTAGTTCTGAAAGCTCTGTCCCATATTCTAAAGAGTATATCTCATGTTCATATCTATTTGTCTTTATACACTTGTATATCCAAACTTTTAAGGCTTCTTTTTTTTCAATTATTTTAAAGTCACCTTTTTCTAAAATAGGTTCATCTTTTTCAAAATCCCATGCCACTTCACGAAAGATTGGCAATTCTTCTGTTTTAGGTAAGATATAATCCTCTGGGACACCTATAAAAGGAAATATTGTACTCATTATAAGCTCACCAACTTACTTACAACAGCAAATTTTTCGCCTATTCTAAACATTATTACCATATCCCCAGATTCAAAATTATCTATAAAAGGATTTTTTACTTCATGCTGGTGTTCTTGATTTGTTTCTGTGTCAAATGTTTCTAGCTGTCTATCAATCATCCAACTATCTATCAAAATATCTTCTTTTTCTAATATGATGTTATTTGTCTCTATTTTTAAATCTGGTAATTTACTTTTAATTTTTCCAATAAAAAAAGAAGGTTCATTATGAAATTTACCTTCTTGTCTCATTATTCCTATAAATTCATTGATTGGATCTGCCACGATATCACCTCTTTTACAAAACTCTTCTAGCTGTATTAAAATCTTTTCTATTACTTAATTTACTTATTTTAACTACATCTCCTGTTTGTGGCGCATGTAAAAATTCCCCATTACCTACATATAGTCCAACATGGCTGACTGGATTATGGAAAAATACCAAATCTCCTGCCTGTAAATTATTTTTCTCTACTTTCTTACCTACCTTAGATTGCTGACTTGAGGTTCTTGGTAAATTAACATTAACCTTCTTAAAGCAATATGCCATTAGTCCAGAACAATCAAAGCTACTTGGTCCATTCCCACCCCATTTGTATGGCTTT